CAGAACCTCGCCCTGCGGCTCGGGAAGCGGCCTTTCCACCGCGCCAATTCCATAAATCCGCGTTCGGGATGGAGTGTAACCACTGGCTGGCAACCATGTTTGACAACGTATTCCGAAAGCATCGCGACGTGTTCGTAAACGAACCGATGCTCGTTTTCGGTGTCGCAGAATGTGAATCGGATGGATTCGCGCGGCACGCCGCTTTCGTGGATCAGCCAGAGTGTGGTTCCGCTGGAATCCTTGCCGCCACTCAACCCACAGTAATTGATGACCATTCCCTAATTATAGCGCAATTGCGCAATCAAGCGTACACCCGCCGCACCGTATCCCGATAAACCACGCTGCACTCGCAGTTTGGATGCTGTGGCGGTTCGTCCACTGGCTCATCGCCGCCAGGGAAGAAGTCGCTCTCCTCGATTTCCCCCTCGTCGGAATTCTCGATGCAATCCTCACAGTTGCCCGATCGCCCACCCGGCCCGAGCACCCACCGCTTGAGTGTCACTTCCTCGTAGTAATACGCGCCGCGCGCCTCCAGCAATTCGGCGAGGTCTTCGGCCGCCGCGGTCAGTTCCGCTTCGAGCGCGGTCACCTCGGGCCGCGGCTGGACGAGCACCGCCTCCCCTTCGTCGCGCGCGATTACGCTCGGCGTTACGAGCCAGTGCAGGATGTCCGTCTCGCTGTCGATTTGCGCCACGGCGCCGTGAGGGAAGTGCACCAGCGCCGGTGATGCGCCGGTCATCATGGCGACGAGCTCCTGCACCAGCGGGCCATGCGTTACGGCAATGACGCACTCCGCGCCGGCTTCCTTGCCGATACGGATGATCTCTTCCCATGCCTGCTCGGGGTCGGCGTCCGGATCGAGCAGCCCTCGAGTGGCCTGCAAGCGGTCGACGCCCAGGCGGTCAGCGATGCGCTTCGCCGTCTGCCGGCTGCGCTTCATGTTGGATTCGATGACCACCTCGGGCTTGGTGGTCTGGTGCTTCAGCCAGCGGCCGACGAGCCGCGCCTGCGCCTTACCTGTGGATGTGAGTTCGCGCGTCGGGTCTTCCCGCGGGCCTGATTCGCTTTCTCCGTGGCGGCAGATGAGGATTTTCACTTGAACGCCACCTGCAAATTGTGCGCCATGATGTCCTTGATTTTCTCGCGGCTTTCGTCTATCGCCGGGCGCATATACGGCTGAGCGATCATGCCGGGCCAAGTCGGCGAGTACGGCCCAGGCCCAGCGCCTGCCGATGAAGCGCCCGCGATTCCTGTCCCAAATTCCACGTAGACATCGTAATCGGTATGCGGTCCAACGCGCCCCACTACGGTCTTGCCTGGCTCTTCCAGCGGATCGATGGTGATGGATGCCTGCAATGCGCCAGTATCCACCGGGCAAAGCTCTTTGGCGCGATCGCGGATCAGCTCCAGCGATTCCTGTACGCCCATCCGCACCGCTGGCGTTACGCGCGCCTCTACGAAGCGGCCCAGGTCGCTGCGCGGCCGGAAGGTGGCAGTCGCGCGGATCATTTGATCGTCGAGTACCGCATGATCCCTTCGGCCGCCACCCAGCAGGCAAGGCCGATAAGGGCAGTGCGGCTGAGCCATGGGTTCGCTGGCGGGGTCGGTGGCGCCGTAAATGCGGCGATCACCAGGAGCGCGAATGCAAAGCAGTAGAGAACTAATATCGGCATGGCTTGATCGTAGCCGCAACCGGGCGCGGCGTCCAGTGCATCACCCCGCCGAAGTCCAGCGGGCGCCATTCACAGCCGCAATCGGGACAGTGCCACACTTCGGAGCGCTGGAGTAGATTGCCGCCCTCTGGCGATGCGGCCCTCTCCAGGTGCTTACCGCAGCATTCATCAGCTTCCCACGTGTGTAGCATGGCCATTCCGGCTCACACCTTGGTCGCTCGCTCGAAGGCGCTATGCGAGTTGAGCGCAAAGGATTCCAGCCGATACCCTTTTCCAACAGCATCGTAGCCTTGCGGGCAAGTCACGAACGAAGCAAATCCGCTCGGGGTCAGATATCCTTCCGGCTTTGCTTGACCGAACCAACGGACTTGGACCTCTACCCGATCCTCGATGAAACGCGCAGCGCTGACACAGCCTAGCGCGTTCGCCAAATCCCCTTCGACCGGATAACGGTTATCGTCGTCTCCGCGAATTACGAATCGACCGGGCGCGGTCCTCGCCATGTTTTTCAGGTTTCCGACGCTGTAGGCTCGGCCGTTCAGATTGCGCCCTAGATGCGCTACGACCGTCCATCGCTCCCCTGCGCGCGCTGTCGCTATTGCGGTCGGGATAATGCCTATGAATGTACGTCTATCCATGTCCGTTCCTCCCTGCTGCCTCGTAAGCCTTAGTCGCGCGGTCAAGTCGCGTCAGCGCCGCCCGCAGAGCCTGCGACTCGCGCAAGTTATCGTCTGGCTGCTCCGCTCGCGCCGGGTTGACGCCACCAGGCAGGCCGACAGGCGGGCGCGCAATCGGTGGCGGCAGCACTTCCGTGGTGCGGTCCCTGTCGTACTCGCTCTCCGGGTATTGCTCCTCTACCAGCTCGTCGCCGTTGTCGTAGTCGAGCAGGTCGTAGAGATGGCGTACGGTTTCCTTTTCGTCCGTGCCGATGAACTGGCCTGCGCGGTTGCCCATCGTCGCACCCTGCACAGTGGCCTCCACAAGGGTCTTCAGATCACCTTCTCGGATGGCCGGGAAGTTCACGCGCACGATAAGTTCGGTCTTGGCGAGCTTGCGGCCGGCCTCGTAGATGTTGATGACTTTACCCTCGATGCGCTTCTCCACCTTGGCGTATTCCATCCTGGTTCCATCGGCAGACCGTACGCGCTGGCATTCGCGGATACGCACCTTGCCCGGATCCAGGCCGGCCGCTTCCAATGCCTCGCGCAGCTTGCCGCTCGGGGCTTTCTTGCTCGTGTTCAGATGGCGCAGGACGATTACCATCAGGTCTTCGCGCCACGCCTCCTGTTTTTCGAGCATGACCGTCTCGGTGGGCCTGTCGAGCGAAGTTGCCGTTGCCAGGTTGCCGGTCGAAACATCGCCAAGGAACGTCTCGGGCACGCCGAAGACCATGCAGCACATGAGCAGGTAGCGGCGCACCTCCTCTGGGTCGTCCGACGCGCCCCGCATCTTCATCAGTTCGAGCTTGGTGCCCGGCCCGCTAACCCAAGTAGCGCCGGTCACCGCAGGCGGGTTCTGATCCCAGATCTGCGAACTCGGCCCCACGGTCGTCTGAAGTTGCGACTTCATCCCCTCGATGGCCTGCTGTCCGCCCTTCGTTGTAATCTCGCGGGCAATCTGCGCGTTCGACTGCTTCACGCTGGCGCAGGCTTCCAGCAAGCGCCGCGCTTCCTTCGACCAATCGAGTGCCGGGTATGCTCGCGGACAGCCGAAGGTCCACTTCGCCACGTCGCCGCACTTGCTGTGGTAAACCGGCGTATCCCAGACCACTTCATCGCCGCGGATCGTGTCTGGCTTTGCGGTCGGATCGTAGCCGAGAGCCGGGTACCATTTCTTTTGAGCCTGCACCTTCGTCGCGCCGGTCGTCGGATCAAAGACCCGCTGCGACCAGCAGCGGTGATAGTACCAGGGCGAATCCGTGTCGTCCGGGTCCGTCGCGATTTCCTCAATCTCCGTGGCGTCAATCGTGCGGAGCCGCGTCGTGCCCTTGTCGGCGGTGTCCTCGAAGAACGCGAAGAACAGATTGCCGTCGTAGTCCTTGCGCCGTTCCAGCTTCATTAGCGCGATATGCCCGAGCACCTTGGGATTGGCCGCTACGAATCTGTCGATCTCTTCGTTGACTGCGTCCTCGGGGCTCGAAATCTCCAGGCCGCGGGCGAACACGTACGCCGCGCCGACGTCGATCAGCCTGCGGATGATCGGATTCTTTATGTAGTACAACCTCGTAATGAGGATAATCTGCTGGATGCCCCACCGCGAGAATTCCAGCCATGAGAAGTTGACCTCGCGCCGCCATTCGACGTTCTGCAGGGCCAGTTCAATGTCGCCGAACGCGCCGGCAGAGATCGGCGGGATGGCTTCGCGGATGGCGATTTCCCGCAGCGGCGCTCCCGTGCGTAAGCTCTCCTGCGCGGCGGCGATCAGGCGATCTGTGGCGGCCAGCGCGGAAGGTCCGACGCTCCACGGCCCGGAGCCGGCCATCGCACGCGCTTCCACGAGTTCCGATAGCCATTCCATCGCTTCGCGGTTGGAATCGTCATTGCGCCGCGCGAGCTCGGCCGCGCGCTCGGCCAGCATGTTGACCACCGGCCGCAAGTCTTGCTTCGGGCGCATCCAGTTGAGCGCGGCCAGCAGCCAGGAGATGATACGCCGCCTCAGTTGCATGTGCATGACCCGTCGATGCCCACCACGGCCGGAGCCGCTATGTCCGTGCTTTGCGTAAGTACCTTATCTCCTACTGTCACATTTCCAGCAACCGCAAGATTCCCAGTGACAGTGCAGTCAGGCGTCCCACATGTTGCGCCTCCCCCTCCACCGCTCGGCGGGAAGTACTGCGCCTGCGCGATAGCCGCGCTCAGCAAAAGTAAGAGGATTCGCATGGCTCGCCTCACTGCCCGTACAGCACGCTGATCTTGTCGCCGCTCCCCGCCAAGTAATAGACCTTCGAGAGATCGTACTGCGGAAGGCCGTTAACAGCCGGGTAGAGATTGACGACACCACCGAGCCCGCATTGCAGGCCGCGCGCCGAGCCGATGTTGGCGCTCCCGATGCGTACGACGGCGCTATTGGTGCTCGGGCACTGGATTATGATGTAGAGCGCGCGGATGGCCGTGGCGCTGAGCGGGTGCACCGCTCCATCGCCGGTGATGTCGGCCAGATCCTTCACGAGCAACTGCGCCGAGAGCCCGGCGAGGAACAGCAGGAAGACGAGCCATTTCATGCGCGCAGTGTATCACATTGCCGCGATTTTCGCCCGCGTGTTGCGCA